TGAATGTACTTCAAAATGTAATGCAAATCATAGACAGTATATCTGATAAAATCCCCGAGAACGTTTACATATCCCTCTGCAACGAGTTAAAGAAACTCTACGCTTTCATCCCCCGACCAGCCCTCTCTAGAACAAATAGTGCAACCAACGTACCATCAGCCTCACCTGCGAATGGGTATTGGTTTCGATAAAGCACCTAAGTTAGAGATTTGATTCGTAATAAAATAAACTGAAATGGAAAATGTTCAAAAACTCACCCATATCGAGCACGTCTTAAAGCGTCCCGACTCGTACGTTGGTCCAGTAGATGCTGTTCGGGAACCCTATTGGGTTCTCGATGGTAAGAAGTTCAAAAAGACCACAACCAAATACAGTCCGGGTTTACTCAAAATCTTTGATGAAGTACTCGTCAACGCCATCGACAGGAACTCCATGTACCCTAAACAGGTTACGTCAATCTCTGTCAATGTCGATAAAAATTCTGGTATGATTACCATAGATAACAACGGTCCTCTTGGAGGACTCGTCATACAAAAAAATAAAAAAGAAGATGTTTGGAACCCCGAACTCGTTTTTGGGCACTTGCTCACGAGTACCAACTACGACGATACCCAAAAGAGACTTGTCGGGGGTAGAAATGGATATGGAGCTAAGCTAGCGAATATCTACAGTAAGTGGTTTTCGGTCATCATCAGGGATCCAGAAACCAAACAGGAATATCACCAAGAATGGTTCGATAATATGTCGACGTGCCATGTTCCAAAAATAAAAAAATTTAACGGCGCTACTCCCTCCGTTTCCGTTTCTTTCAAACCGGACTGGTCTAGGTTTGCGATGAAAGATATGGAAACTGGTATCTATAATATCATGGAAAAGCGTGTTTGGGATGCGAATATCTGTACTTCGGCGAACTGCAAAGTGAAGTTTAACGGCGAAGCACTTCCAAAACAAACCTTCGAAGCCTATGCGAAAATGCACGAAGGAGTTGAGAATGTCTACTCCGCCACGACTGACCGATGGGCTGTTTGTATCGGACCATCCGAGGATGGAATGGAACAGGTTTCATTCGTGAATGGAATTTGCACTACCAAAGGTGGTACACATGTTGATCACGTGGCTTCATTGGTTGCTTCGGGAATCATCGACGAGATGGCAAAAAAGATCAAGCTCAAACCTCAACAGGTAAAGGCCGCGTTTCGTATCTTCGTCCGGACGACTCTCGAGAATCCAACCTTCTCGAGTCAAGTGAAATCCGAGTGTACGCTCAAGGCGGCTGATTTCGGATCAAAGTTCGAGATGCCCAAGACCTTCGTAAAAAACGTTTTGAAGACCGGTATTTCCGACGAGCTCACGGCTCTCTCGAAATTTAAGGAAATGAAAGAATTGGCCAAGACAGACGGTGGAGCTCGCAAGAGTAAGATTACAGGTATCCCCAAACTTGACGATGCAAACAAAGCTGGTACATCTCATTCTAAGAAATGTACTCTCATCGTGACGGAGGGTGACTCAGCAAAGACTCTCGCCGTCGCCGGACTTTCCGTTGTCGGTAGGGATCACTACGGAGTCTTCCCTCTACGCGGGAAATGTAAGAACGTGCGAGATGCATCCGTGGCGCAGTTGAGTTCGAACCAGGAATTCTCAGATCTTAAAAAGATTCTCGGGTTGCAACAGGGAAAGGAATACACCGATGTTTCGGAGCTTCGATACGGACGTTTGATGATCATGACTGACGCGGACGCCGATGGCTCGCATATCAAGGGTTTAATTCTCAACATGATTCACGCATTTTGGCCCAGTCTCCTCAAATTGGGCTTTGTGGTGTCGATGGTGACACCTATCATTAAAGCTACAAAAGGTTCACAATCCAAATCGTTCTACACAGATTCTGCGTTCCGTGTATGGTATGGGGATGGAAAACAGGGTTGGCGAATCAAATACTATAAGGGTCTCGGTACCTCAACTTCTGCAGAGGCGCGTGAGTATTTCAATATGATTGAGACTCTCACCGTCAGGTTTGACGTAGATATCATGACTGACGATTCAGTGATTCTCGCATTCGATAAGAAGAAGGCGGATGACCGTAAGACGTGGCTTCTTGAAAGCACTGCGAAAGAGGCGAAAGATCTGGAAGTACCTTATGGAAACGTAAAGCAGTTGGGGATTTCGGACTTTATTCACAAGGACCTGGTAAATTTCTCACTGGCTGATTTGAAGCGTTCGATCGCCCACGTTGCAGATGGTCTCAAGCCGTCCCAAAGGAAGGTTATGTATTCCTGTTTTCAAAAGAATTTGACTGCCGAGATGAAGGTGGCGCAATTGGCTGCCTTTGTAGCTGAAAAGTCTGCTTATCATCACGGTGAAGTAAGTTTGGCCGACACCATCGTCAAACTAGCCAACGACTACATGGGTTCAAACAATATCAATCTCCTCGAACCATGTGGTCAATTTGGTACAAGGCTGATGGGGGGCAAGGATGCGAGCCAGACTCGCTATATCTTTACGAGGCTCTCGAAGGAAACTCGAACTCTCTTCGACCCCAGGGACGATGCAGTACTTACCTACCTCGACGACGATGGGCGTTCGATTGAACCAGAGTTTTATATGCCCGTTTTACCCATGGTACTTGTGAACGGAACTGAAGGTATTGGTACTGGTTTCAGCTGCTACGTACCACCTTTCAACCCAGAGGACATCAAGCGAAACATTCTCAATTTCACGCGTGGAAAGGATATGACCAGAATGAAACCATGGTTCCGTGGGTTTAAGGGGACAATCTTAGAACAGGACGACGATTCGTGGGTGGCTCAAGGTGTTTGGGTTTGTATCGGAAAGACGATCAAAGTCACTGAACTTCCACCGGGTCGATGGACACAAGATTACAAAGAACATCTCGATACCCTGGCTGAAAAGAAGATTATCAGTGGTTTCACCAACAACAGTACAACTGAGAATGTTGACTTTATTATTCAGGATTACAACGGTAAAGACGCTGTGAAAGATCTTAAACTGCAAAAGACTATCAGATGCTCAAATATGCATCTTTTTCATCCAACGAAAGGTATATGTAAATACGACAGCGCAGAGAAGATACTCACTGACTTCATCGGTCTTCGTATGGATCACTACGTGAAGAGAAAGAACAGACTCATCGAAGTTACGAAGAGAAAGGCTGAACTGTGTTCCAGGCGTGCACGGTTCGTTAAGATGGTGATAGAGGGCGACATAGTGATATTCAGACGTAAGAAGCATGATCTAGAGACCCAACTGTCTGCATTGTTTCCTATGGTTGATGACTCATACGACTATCTCTTACATACGAAGACAGTTGATTATACAGAAGAAAGGGTGAAGGCCCTGTTCGACGAATGGAATACTCTCAACGAAGAACTGAATTCACTCAAAGCTATTGGATATATTGACATGTGGAAAACTGACCTTAAAAAATTGTGAGCAATAGATAAGTATGGACCTCAAAGGTCCCGATACCGGTTCTGTTCTGGCTCTTAACGCGATAGGTAAACAGGACACGTTCCTATTACATGATAGCCCAACACATTCCTTCTTTAATTATGAACCTACACAACATTCAAACTTTACGAAATATCATAAAAGTGTCACCGTCTCTAAACCTTCTAACGCGTCGACCACGTGGCCATTCGGTGAATCTGTAAAAGTTACATTAAATCCACAGAACATGGGTGACCTCCTTAGTAATATGTATGTTCATCTCGAGTTTCCCAAAGTTGAATCGAATGCCAATATTGCTGACCAGATAGGCCGTCACGTGATAGAAACAGTGACAATGCGCGTGGACGAGATAGAACTCGAAAAGTATCACGATGACTGGGGTATGATATACGATGAATTATATTTAGATGCATCTGAAAAGAGGACAAAACGATACACTCTCAATCGTAATCAATCAGAAGGTACTTCGTCTGCAAACGATGCTACTTTATCTAGATACCCGTCGCAGCTGATGATACCTATACCCCTTTTCTTTTCACGTAAGTATGAGGGGGATGAATACGCTTCTAATTTACCTAACCGACCTTATTTTCCTACGTGTGCCATTCACAAACAAAAACTAGAATTTGAGATAAAGTTTAGGCCGAGTACGTTCTTCACGAATAATCCAAGTTTTTCAGCTCTCACATTAGACAAGTTCAGTCTGATAACAGAAGAAATTACCGTATCGGCACAAGAAAAGTCGTATCTGACCACGAAGCAACAGGTCCTAATCACCGATGTTGTAAATAAACACCCGACATTAGAAACGGAGATAGGTGAAAATAATGTTAAATTACAACTCGTTCCCAATATTCCAGTAAAAGCTATGTTTTGGTTTTTACGACGCAAAGATTTCGAGGATGAGAGTGAACATGGTAGTCCTTCGAATCTAGGTACGGGTGATACAGATGTTCTCAAGCGAAAATTTGAAAATAGATATAACTTCTCAACATCAGATACGTATGGACTCGTTTCAGAGTTTTTTAATCCCGTACAACAGACAGCTAAAATATTCATTAACGGTCAGGATTTACCAAATATAAATAATCCCGACCATGTTTTCTATAAGTACGTCGTACCTTATAATAGTAGATTATCTAAGCCCGATAGAAATATTTACACGTATGCATTCGCGATGAATCCGATTAATGTGGAACCATCGGGAAGCCTGGACTTCAGTAAATTAAATTCAGATCGAACTATTCTTGATATTTCACTCACCCCTAATTTGACAAACGTCTACACACTCAACATGTATTATGTTGGATATCAGACCTTTCTCTTCGATAGAGGATTCATGTCTGGTGTAGGTATGTCTACAGATAGATACATACCCGAAATGCCCGAATCTCTTATTCCTAGGTCTCCTAAAATTCCTCCCGGGTATGGTAGGCCTAAGCCGTCTGGAGTCGAAGGGTATTCCCTTTCATAAATAACGTATCATGATGATTACGAATGTAATCCACGATATTATTCTTAATACACCATCGGATGAAATTCAGCTGTGCAACAGTCGTATGAATTTCCTCAGATGTATCCGGTAGTTTATAAGTTATCTTCTCTGTTCTACAGAATGGGTCGAATAGTTTTTTTGAATATCCGTCTAAACTTGACTTATACGCGCAATGAACACTAAAAATTTTTCCGTCGTTCGTTTCGTATGATAGGTTATTCTTTTTAGAGTAATTAGTAATAAACCATTCCAGGTTTCGCAGGGATATACCCCCACTTTTTGTTAATAGTTCAACGAGCGTAGCTTTATTCTCTGATTTTGCATAAAATGAGTTGATAGAATTTAGTAGAATATCTGATTTGTTCATTATTAATATAATGGAGGTAAATCTCTAAGCTCGTATTCGGGTGGGGGGCTAGTCGATATAGGCGTTCCTGGAAATCCCGCACTTCCTGCACCCGTGAGCACGCATGTTCCCATATCACCTATATCAATTCCGGGTGGAACTGTGTCGGTATTAATTGCACCAAAACTAATCACCCTGGATTCTGGTGGCTTAGACTTGTAACACGTTTTACAATATCCATCTAAACCGGTCATAGACTTGTTTCCACAGGGTCGACCATTCTTTCTCTTTCCGATGCATTTGTCGTCACCAAACACACGTGCAATTATTCTACGAACACGAACATCCTCACGTTGCAGACTTTTGAACTCTACACATAGTTGATTAGAAGCTTCGAGTATATTAGCCCTCATTTCTTCTTTATGCTTTTCTTCTATCTCTTTTACCATTTTTTCTATTTCTTTTAATCCTATGCGCTGAGAATTGACAACCCCGAGAATTGCTTCGGTCATACTCTATCATTGACTCTCCTTTTTAAATATATCACTGATCAAGGTAGGTTGCTTCGGATCAGCTTTTTTGCGAGGTTTTTTAGGTGGTTTTGCACGCATTAGTAGTTCTCCGAAAATATCATCCTTGACATTTTCAAACAGGGGGTCGAGTAAATCGCATACAGGGTTTAAAAACTTGTTCAAAAAATAATACGGATAGTCGACCGGGAGCTTGTGGTCTCTGGCGTATACAGGATCTTCAGATTTCTCGAATGCACGGGCTTTTGGGTCACCGGTGTTGATAAGAATATATGGTACTCTATCACCGGATTGTGGTTCGGATCCCGGCTGGCGGTCTCTCATTTTTCGAACCACTTGTACATGCGCTTGGCTGATATTTGCAACCTCGTCACTGGTGATAGATACACTTTCCCCTTTCACTTTATATGAATCAGATAGAGACTGACTTAGTATGAGTTTCTCGTTCGGAACATCTCCCTCGAGTAACTCGACCGCTCTTTTTCGAGCAAGAGCCTTGGGTGCGTCTGTACCGTTACTTTCGAGAACTACATCTAGCAACTCTTTACACACTTCTCTCATATAAGGAGTATTATCACGGCGAACAAGTTGTAACCCCTTTACATCTATATAATCCATGTTCATTTCTCCATCTTTACCCTTCGTCCAGAGTTTCGCGGCATATCTCTTCTTACTGTAAAGAAAATATGGGCAGTACACTTTCTCAAGTTCCAAATTATTAGGAGCCTTAAATAACTTCGTACACTCAGCGGCAGCGCGTTCACCAAGTTCCCAACTATACTCAATAGCATCTTTTCCTGTTCGCCCTTGTACGTCAAATTCGACCATGACCGAATCTGTATCTCCGTAGCGCACGTGAGAACCCGGGTAATGTTTTTCAACGTATGCCTTTGTTTCGTCAATCATACCTCGACCTTTCATCGTAGTCGTCGACGCAATAGCCACGCAGGGTAGAATACCCCTCGAGGCTCCGGTAAATCCATAGACACTGTTCATACTGATTTTGTACGCCAACTGCTTACCATTATACATTTGTTTCATTGCACCGGTAGCCTTGGCCATATCCTTTTTCGCTTGTTTTCTAAACGCCTTGAGTTCTACCAAAATACTTGGTAAAATACTTGGAACGTTTTGTGCGAACGTGTGATCTCCGAACGTTTCATATTCAACTCCCGGTAAATTTTTGTATTTAGCGTCCATGACGAGTGTTGAGTAACAGAGATTATGCGCCATCATGATACTTGGATATAGACCTTCAAAATCCAGGGCTGTGATAGGTGTGTAATATGCACCAGACTGTGCTTCTAGTACTGTCGCCCCCACGTATCCAGTATTATCTGTATGACCATATTCATACGTAGGCACTTTAAACTTCATCTCGCGCGCCTTTTTTGTAAGACAACTAAACACCTTTATCTGCTGCCCCCTCTCCACTAAATAGCTGAGTGGTACCCATGTAGCCTTGGCCATCTCTAGAAGATTAATGAACGTACACAGCTTTGAAATAAGGCGATGTGGGAGGAGTGTATCCTTTATACAATACTCCGCAACCTCTCGAAGCTTCACCGGATCTTCTTCCTCGTATCGACGGAACATCTCTTTTGGAGCCATATCAATCTTGTTATCTCCGAGATACAGTTTCGATACATTGTCCAGTTTATACGAATCCAGTTTATATTCGCGCTTTACTTCGTGAAATAGATCAAAGATAAATATACCGGGCATAGGGACGAGCTTCAACTCGTTATCCCCGAGAGCACTCGAGGAAAGCTTTTTACGTACGAGGTCACATACATGCGTTTTCAGTTTACTCATTTTGAAGAAAGATAGAGGACAGGACATCAAATGCCCGCGCTCGATAATATACTCAAGATCAAAACCAAATATATTCCAGCCAGTGATAACATCTACACCCTTTTCGTTGAGATAATTTGAAAATCGAATCAACATATCCTTTTCAGTGGGATACCATTCAATAATCGAATCATCTCCGAGGTTTTTATCAGTTTCTTTGTAACACAAACACGTTTTCTCATACGGTTCAGTTTCACCAAAACGCACGAGTGATATAGCAATTTGAAAACATGCATCGTCCCGCACGTTAGGGCTTGGAAACTTTCCAGTCGAACTATAACATTCGATATCAACCGACGCTATCACAAAGGGTGCAGATTCGGGTTTATCTACAGGTTTCAGGTCTTTCCAGGACTTACAGTACAAATCAATATCCACATTTGCAAAGTCGGCACGCTCACAACCATCACCCGTATCCACCCAACCCGTAGATTGGATATTAGATCTGTGCATGAATCTCAGAACAGGATCTAGGTTCGCTTCGTATAATCGTAACTGACTCACGTGCAATGTTCTATCAATATCGGTGTCTAGTTTTTCCAGGGTTTTTCTCAGCACCACCACCTCGTGTACAGCCCGATTTTTTGCCGCTTCATCGTTCTGTTTTTCTACAGATGACTCAGTTAGTAATAGTTTGTGATCTATTTCTTTCCGTTCCCGTTCTAATTTTTTAAGTGATGCATGAGTTGTTCTCCTCAACTTACTACTTATAAATCGTCGCGATTGAAGATCTTTGCAGGTTATCTGTATAAACGTTCTGGATTCTCCATTCTGAAACCCTTCTATATCTTTAGACCTCAGGGATCCACAGTTTACAATATCCGGACACGTGTCTTTAACGTAATCGATCACTTTCTTAGTGTCGAGTGTATCAGGAAGCTTCATGAAAAAGTAGGGTTTAAACGGCGTCGTCACACAGACGGAGTGACCATCTTGAGTCCTTCCAAACATCCTGATTAAATGCTGCTCATCTTCGTCACGTGCATCCCATGTCAGGACTTGAAATTGTACCATACTTCGTTATAGAGCTAAATTTTTAATATCATATATTAGTAAAATGTCAGCTGCTTTGATTGACCTCGTGTCTAAGGGTGCCCAGGATGTCTTCATCACTGGCACGCCTCAAGTTTCATTTTTCCACCAAAATTATAAGAGACATACCAATTTTGCGCTCAAGCCGGAACGTCTCGATTACGTGGGAACCTTTGCCGCTGGTAATGAAGTCGTGGTTCCTCTGCGCACTAAGGGTGACCTGTTAAGTTACGTCTGGGTTGAGGCCACAAACATCGGGAGCGGTGGTGCGAACGCCACCGGTTTCTTTAGCACCGATGACACCAGCACGACCGAGTTTTCTCTTTGGATTGGTGGTCAAGAAGTGTGCCGCCTCGACGCCCTTTTCATTCAGGGTGTCCACAATTTACTCTACAAGCAGGATAGCGCCAAGGCCTCTTGCGCCGTGACTCTTGATGAGGTTTCCGACAACGCCAAGGGAACTAGTACGGCTGCCGATCATTATATCATCCCTTTCTTTTTCTCCGAGGATTGGACTAAATCTCTTCCTCTCACCGCACTCCAGTTCCATCAGGTCGAATTACGTATTAAGTGCCGTAATGGTGGTACGCCTTTTGTCCCAGGGTCCACTCCCAAGGTCTACGGGACGTACGTGTACCTCGATACCGAGGAGCGTCAGATGGTCGTCGAGCATGAACATGAGATCCTCATCACCCAGACTCAGTTTCAACCCATGTCCAAGGATGATGTTGACATCGATCTCACCTACTTCAACCACCCCTCCAAGGCTGTCCACGTCGTCTCTTCCGAGGCTGATAACGGTCAATGGAATGCTAACTTTACGTTCGACCGGGCTTCTCTCTACATTAACGGTACTACCCTGTTCGAAGAAATGTCTCCCGTTTACCATCACAACGTCGTTCCGGAGATGCACTGCACATCCCTCCCTTCGTCGACTCTCAGCACCGTGTCTACGTTCACGTGGCCTTTCTGCTTAAAATTGAATGCCTCACAGCCTTCGGGGTCGCTAAATTTCAGTAGGATTGATAACGCGAAGCTGAACCTCACGGGTACGGGTGTCAGGAATGGAAACATTGTGCGTGCGTATACAGTCAATTACAACATATTAAAGATAAAAGACGGTATGGCAGGAGTTGCTTTTGCTAACTAAATAGTCGTGTTAAGTTTTTTATTTATGTTTAACCAGAAGAACCAAAACCGCGTGTACCGCGTTCGGTAGACACGATTTCGTCTACAATCTCGATTGCAGGGGTTTCACACCTCTCTACTATAAGCTGGGCGATCTTATCCCCAGGTTTAATATGAAACGTTTCATCTCCATGATTAAACAGGATCACCTTGAGTTCACCTGTATAATCAGGGTCAATAACACCAGCACCAGTTTGAATGCCGTTCTTAACAGCGAGACCGGAGCGAGGAGCGATGCGACCGTAGCAGCCGATGGGAACTGTAGCAGCGATTCCAGTGCTCACTATACCCCTAGCTAAAACGGGAAGTTCGACGTCGACGATACTGTAAAGGTCGTATCCAACAGAAGCACTCGATCCAGATCGCTCGGGAATAATAGCGTCAGGTGAAAGGCGTTTGATAAGTAGCTTAGACTCCATCTTTGTCAGTACACGCGGGATAACTTTAAATGTCTGCATATAACAAATGGATGGTATACTCGTTGCCTTATTAATGATATTTACGACACTTATATTCGGATTCATATATGCGAATATGTTCGACCCAGAAGAGTTTGGATTTACAGAATCTTCCACCGATCCATGGTACTTCGCATTTACAACGATGAGTACAGTTGGGTACGGTGACTTTAGCCCGAAAACTGACCGGGCTAAGAGGATGGTCATGTTCCATCATGCACTTCTTATCATGGAGGTCGGCGTTTTCATGACGTGGATGGCGAAGAAAATGTACAAACCTCGTAACATGAATCTTAAAGTGGTATAAAAAGTACTCGCATTAAATATGTAAGATGAACCCAATACGCATTGGTCCAGCGTTAAGGCGCATAACCCTTTTACAAAATCATATACGACCACAATCCACTAATAGTCTTTCAGAGGATCTACTATTCGACGATAAACGCGCAAAAAGACATTTATACGACATATTGCCCGACGACGCCCCAGAATACCCGAATGCGTACGGTATGGAAATTCGCGTCGATCACGATGCGCGGACTGTTCGTTTCAAGACAGAAACAATGTCTGTGTACGAGAAGATAACCGTATTTATGTTTCAAAAACAAAAATTACGATACATGTATCCCGATTATCAATTTACAGAAAAACACATTTAATATTATATCAGGGAAGTATATGTGTTTAGACTTTTTATTTAAAAAACGTTATAAGAGACTACCAGATGCATACACACATCCCTTCGACTGTTCGTGTGAATTATGTGGCTCTGTATTCTCCGATATGCAGGGTTTGATAAACCACATGGGATACCATTCAACGGAACAAATTAACACTTGCATTAACAGGGGACATAGTACTGTTCGTTGTAACACGTGTTGGTCTACCTTTAACACGGTCGCTTCGATGGAACGTCATTCGTGTGCACAGAAGAGAGATCCAGTCATTAGCGGACTTTCTCCTATCATGAGTCGTTCCAATAGTTTGGAATCTATTGTTATTCACGATGATTCCCCGGTTTAGGTGCAACAGACCAATTACCATCTATGAGAGACTGACGAATTTCCCAATCTGTTAGTTTTACAGTTCTCATGGGTGGAGTAATGAGTGCCCCTTTATTCACGACCCTGCAACGATACCCCCCAACCGTACACGCGTGGTCGAGTTCAAATCTTGATGCATATTGAATATAAGGTGAATAGGAGTCCATATCAGCTTCTAGGAGCGTTTTGTACCTATACGCGTCGTCAAATGTTACGAACGCTACGATAAAATGTTGAGGGATATCATTTGCATCTCTATCAGTAATGGAATAAATTCCTTCTTCATGTCCAGCTTTATGAAATGCTATGACATGAAAAAGATCGTGATTAGAAACTTTTTCGAGCACTGTACTGTTGCTATAATCGAGTGCGTAGTAACTCTTGGCTGCGGATTTTTTAACCTTAGGCTTGAAGCGGAAGGGGGTGGGTTGGAAGGCGGGTTGTCTGAGTGCGAACATCTTTACTTGAGTATTACAAAATTACGTCACGACTTAAGTTCATTTTAATGCATCTAAAGTATAGAAACGTTTAAATATCAATGTATAAATCTGTTCTCGGATTTATCGAAGATGAAGCTGTATGCATGACGTATAACGGACCTAACACGTACGGAGTTACTTCTCATCCTCAGTCTTCTCAAAAGCCTCGTCACCGAACGTATCTTGAAGCAGTTGTATCATTTCTTCGGAAGTTTTGAGCGATGACTGAGATGAACGAAGATTCCATTTAGCGAGTCTCTCAAGTTTTGTGTTCACTTGTTTATACCTCTCGATCTCGATTTCCATCTCCCTAATTCTCTCAGCCCCTTTACTGAGTGCTCTGTTTGCGATTTCTTCTTGTGAGGGATGTGAATACACGTGTTGACGCCAGTGTCTATCGCGCTTCTTATTGTTATTTGCAGCCTTTGCTATCCGAGCTTTTGCCTGCTCAGTGGGGGTCTCAAAAACTGGAACACGGGGCGGTACCTTAGAACACGTGATGGTAAACATTTTGTATTTATTCAACGGCTCTACGCTTTAATACTTATGAACAGGCTTATAGAATTAAATGTATATAGTATTACAAAGGATGGCGATCGATAAGACTAAAAAGGATAAACTCACCGACTCTGAAAAGAAGAAAATCAAACAGGAAAATAAGGCGAAGGCCAACCCCCAGAAGGCTGCCGAGAAGAAGGAGAAGAACGACGCGTGTCGTGAGAAGAGAAAGGAGGAGGGAACCACCAAGTCCTTCGCTTAATACCCCCTTACCCACGTTTGCATTTTACCTACACTCCACACGAGACTCATGATCGCCGTAGCGTTTTTAACAGTCTCGTCTAGAGAGTTCATTTTGTTTAGTTTATATTATTTAGGAATTTACTTAAGTACCCCTGCGCAAGCTTTTACTCACCGCACTACCCGCAGCTCTTAAGGGTGTGCGACGAGAAGCCGAGCGAGTACCAGCCGAAGCAGGTGCGTTGCGACGCGAGCGAGCCGCACTCTCTGCTCGTGTCTCTGGTATGGGTGTTAACGCATCCCTCATAGACCTAGGAGGTCTGGGGGAATTTTGTGCAGCTGAAATTCGTCGCTGAGCGAGGCGGAAAGGATTTGGTGGAAGCGGTGTTCTTCGTGTAGCCGGTTTCGGGGGGGATTTTTTACTAATATTCATCTTCATATTGCTCGGTGATTTATTCATTTTAAATGGTGACTTGACCGGTGACTTGACCGGTGCAGGTGCTGGCGCGGGTGTGACGCCTCGCGTACTCACGGCTCGTCTCTCCGCAGTTTCCTTTCGCTTTTTTTCACGATTATTCGCGTTTTGACGTTTCTGATTTAATTCTTCTTGTCTACGTTGAATACGTGTTTCAGCAGCTTTCTCCTTTCTCCGTTCCTTGGCCGCTGCTTGCATTTTCGTATTTTTAAGTTTTTTAACTCTGAGTCTTGCTTCCTTCACGCGTCTCTTTCTTCGTTTTATATCATCCCCAGTCTCTATACACCCAACGCCATTTGGGATTTCTCCCCATGATAAAATTCTTTTACTCGCTGGATCTAAAACACCCACATTATGAAACACGCTATATTTAGCTAAACAATCTGGTAAACTACCAAACATCATATCTATAACCAAACACGCACTCTCCGAATCAAGTCTTTGGCATAAAGGATTCGTTGGTGCGTTGGAGTGTAGACCACGGTTGTATAGGGGACTATTATCAGAAGCTATAGCAATGAGTATATCTCTAGATAAATCTTCACACGCTTTTATGAGTGACCCAGAGTCTGATCCAAATAGACTCGTCACGAAATATAAAAATCGCCCCACTTTTATGTCGGGTTTCAATTCCGTGCGTCCATTGACCCCTTTTACGATACTTTTTAACGAGTTACCGTATCCGCTACTAACTTTACGGTAGATATCAGTTCCCAATAATCTCACAAGCGTTTTATGCGCTGTTTTTGTATTAGAAACATTATTCAGGTTTATAGTATTCACCTTTCTCGCCTTAAAACGTTCACGATTATTCTGAGTACCGAACAAGGACCCACCGTTTCCATTACCACCTTTACCACCCGAACGGTCGGAAGGTTTGAAATCGTGAAACGTATCCACTATTGCAAAGAACGCTTCAACAACTGGTATATTTGATCGCCCGGGGTAGCTGAAAATCCAATAAAATAATATCAAGGCTCTCACGTCATTACTAGATACAAGGCGACGATCGAACAACTTTTCGGTATCGAGATACCACTCAATTTTATCCATTTTATATATGATATTCTCTTCACCCAATGAAAGCATACCCATAGACGAAACGGTGTAACCCAGTCTCGGTTCAGTTAATTTTTGCACCAGGTATTTTCGTATTCTTGAGTTATCCCCTTCGGGTATAAGATGCAATTTTTGACCCGTACTTTCTTGGAATAACGTCGGAACTCGACGAATGACGGAAGCCATGGCCGCTGGACGATCACCGGTTACGAAATAAGCTGTATTGTACATGGTGCGATTTGATAATTCACCGTCGAATAAACTCATGTAGGCCTCTTCTAACGAGACATTCCTTTCGTTTACAGCGTCTAAAACATTCACATTATTTGGGCGCGTGAGATACAACTCACCATTACCCGTAACCTTAGACACTAACAAAAACTGAAAATAATCGAGTAATCTTTTGTATTCTAACGGACTTCCACGAACCTTCACATCCTTAGCAGATCTCGAAATATTGGAAAGTAAATTAGCCAATTCTGCAACAGACGGAGCTTCACCGCTTAAGGGTTTAAATCGACCTAAACGATAACCATGTGTATTATTGAAAAGTAAACCAACGGATTCACCAGTTTGATAACTTCTATGGAAATTACTGTTACGTCTAGTCTCTAAAATCTTAAAACCAGCGTTACCTGTGACCAATTGAGTAATAGCTTTACTTTTATCCATTCCCCAATTACTCTTGACAATAATGGAGGGGTGTGTCATATCAGACGTTTGTGATATCGTGTGACTGGCAAATGGACTACTGTACGTTACATCGTTATCGAAAAAGTATCCTGAAGGGGTTTCTTTTATAACGACGAAAATGGGTTTTTCTGAGCACTTGGAACCCATTCTACTTAATACTCAGAAATTATAATTTGGGAAGACGATTATAAAGGGGGCGGGAGGTTGATGCATTGATACGCTTACAATTTTTTACGATAGTCTCAAACGTCTTGGACCAGAATATCTGATCTGAATCAGAAACTGTACCTGTCATATTATCTATCTTCGCATACAGTTCAGAACTACTCGTGTTATTAGTGATAACCCCTGCGATCTGATCTATAGAAAACAATAGGAGTATAACGTACTTCCAGAATACACGATTATCTAAACCCGGACGCATTTCATATGCAAACGTAAGGTATGTATTCACGAGCTGTTCGCGCTTAGACTTGATATCCAGCTTATTATTCAACATTCTACCAATCGCTGCATTCTGCGTAATTTTGGGTGAAGCAGTCTTGGGTGTGGTACCAGTCTTAGTAATAGTTACCGTTCGAGACATCTATTATCACCTGAGATTTTATTCCATAAACTTCTGGGGTAGCTTCTTATACAAGTCCGCCCAACTCAAAACACTTATGTCGTCTCTCGTACACCATTCATATTCCTCACCGTTATACCCTGCAAAGTGAAAAGCGTCCATGTTCCAGTGTTTACATATACCACACGTCGTATCATTATCATCTATGATAGTATCGAGATTAAGGGCGTGACATATATCGTATTTCTGTATTTCATAAGTCGTAAAACTATTCGTCAAAATAACATCATCAAATACACCCGGAAAATGAAAATTTAACCAGTCTTCAGTTTTCTCTCTAACACAATCGTGACGACCAGTGACGACATACATCTTATCTACGTACGGTCGCATGAGTCGAAGAACTGCCTGAGAAGAATCGATAGGCTGGAGTGCCTCGAAAACCTCTGAATCATAAAATTCTCTTACCATCTTCCGGGATTGGGGTTCTGTTATTTCAAACATTTCTCGGTACACGTATCTACATTTTTCAGTTGGCATTTTTAGCTTTTTAAACTTAGCCATGGGTCTAACAAACGGTACGAGAACTTCATCAACGTCAATAGCAATTCGATTCATTTACATATTTATAACAATTTATTCATAGTCTCTAATCGCAATCCCGATCGGGAACCTGGGAACATTCTTATCTGTCAGGTTTTGGAACCGCACGGTGAGCATCTTACCGATGAACTGATCCCTATTCGCGTACTTGTACTCGCGATCCTCCAATGTACCCTCGGGACGAGCACTGAAGACCTTACCTTCCCCCGTCTTACAGGTCCAAACGACACAGTTTGCATCTCGACCGTGACCAGTCGTGGCCCCGATAATCTCATATTCTTCCGTCTGGAAATCCTTGTGCTTGAGAAGATAGTTGCTTCGCTGTCCAACTTCGTATACACTGAAGCGATCACGAATCATGGTACCCTCGTGGCCTTCTGCAACGTGTTTCTTATGCATGAGAGGAAGATCCTTCTTAGATTTTACGAGCGTCGTTTTGACATATTCGTAATGAGGATTGTAGATAGAATCTTTGACGTACTCCCATCGTTGCTCGAACGTCATCTTGTCTCGAGCGAGTGCTTCGGCTCTGAGATCAAAGAAATCGAACACGTGGAACTTGAGCTTCAGGGGGTCAGTCTTGAACGTGCTCGTAAGTTCCTCGAATGTAAGATTGGGGTCAAACGCCTCTCCGTCGACGTATTGACCAACCTCGAGTCCCTTACCAAGAACCTCAGTTCCGGGGATGATCTTACCGGTTCTCGAGATACCACCATCTTTAGAAACCAGCAGACGAACACCGTCGAGCTTGGGTTGCACGTAAAATGGTTCGGAGATGTACTTCTTGCGATCTTCCCATTTGTTCGCCAACATAGGAAGAACCGTGGTAGCCTTAGTGTTTGCATTCTTCCACATGGTCTTCGCACGCTTCGTCGCACTCTCGAAACCGAGGGGTACTTCAGTCATGGATGTAACTTCCTTGCCCCCAACATGACCAGTTGCCTTGACGATGCACCAGACACCGTTGATTTCTTCGACACGAATGTCGAGGTAGCGCTTCTTGTTGTTTTTATCGGTAGTAAAAATTGTATTCATATTAGTAGTAGGAATGATACCAGTAGTAAATTATCAAAGGATGGAGCGACTTAAGCCTCCTCCGTTAACGACGGTTCCCTTAAATATGAATACAATCAGTGTTGGGATGATCATCTTAGGTGTAATTTTTTTATATAAGCGATTTCTTGATGTTACGAGGCGTCGTGAACGATCCCGTAGTTGAGACAGTCCTCGTAGTTGAGATAGATATCTTTGCTCATGAATTCGTTTAGTGTTTCTTTAGGAATCTCGGTTTCTGATCTGTAGATTCCCTTTATAGTTTTCATGATTTTTTTGCATGTTTTCATCTCGTCTTTGAATTCATTATATTTTCCAAAGAACCCACTCGAGAGCTGGTGAATCAACACGAATGAATGTCGGCTCATGAGCCTCTTCTTCCCTCCGAGAAGTAAAAAGGTGGCGGCGCTACAACAGTTACCCTCAGCTATGCACGTCACGTTAACCCGTGCAGATCTGAGAGTATCCATAGCACTTAACCCTGAAAATACGTCACCCCCTTCACTATGAATATGAACTTGAATGGTAGGTGTGTACCCAGGAAGCTCGATCGCTTTTTTAAGTAAGTCAATTTCCAACTTTTTAAACTCTTCTACGAACGTCAGTATACTTTCGCGGTCTATAGACCCATAGTAATAAATGTCACAGCCTACCACGCGGACAATATCGTCGCCGGGAGTCTCGTCTTCACTGTCGGAGTTACTCATTGACTACATTACGCAGCTTCTTTTTAACTTTTGCAACTTCAGATGGTTTCAATTTGTTGCCAAGTGCGAGATGATTCATGATGTCAAAATCGAGAGGTGTGAGTTTGTATTCGATTAAAGGATCTAGATCTCCGGCGATCGCATATTTACGTATTAATCCCAGTTCTTCTACCCCTAATTTCGTCGTGTGCCGCCCTTGAATAATTTTGAGTTTATTATGCCGCATCTTATAATTACCGTATTTAGTCCACGTGCTACCGGGTTGTATATTTTCTGGTTTCAGTGACTCCCCTAGATTATATTTGGGTACGGCCATTCCACAAGATACGTAGTATTGCATGTAATTCCATTCACCCTTATACATCGCGGAGTCATAAATATCTGCGAGTGATAACGAATCTGCGATTGGTACGACGTTGGTATCTTTTGAATGTAGATAATTCCCGTGGATAACATCCACCACGTGACCGTGTTCGTGTACCGTTTGACTCGTATCAAATCCATTACCTTTACGACATAGGATGTCGATAACTATATCCTTCGACGTCTTAAAAATATCCTTTTCGTCTGAGAAATTCATATAATCGTAAAAGTTTCGTATATTCCCCTGACATTTATCAGCGGCGGGACGCGCTCTAGGGTTATTGCACTCCAGTGAGAATATCGCATCCGGGGAGCGTTTTGGTACGATTATGAGTTTGAAATTTGGTAACATGTGAATAGACGTAGACGTTACAACCACCGACCCTTTCGTAAGCTTCTCGTTCATATCAGAAATCTTATCTATGACCTGCTTATGACCGTATACACTGGAATCGTACCCATCTATCAATATATGGTACGACGTGTCTCCTATCAAGTTCAAAAAGGTACTCTTCTTTTGAAAAAGTTCCGAATGTAACTCTATTGTATTACTCGCATTAAGTAAACAGTCTACTATAAACGTTTTTCCGGAACCAATGGGTCCGCATATGAATACATTTTCCCCTTGTGCCAGGTATTTTTCCAACAGGGAAATTTCTTTTTCATGGAGCGTCGGTGGTCGCTCCTTTTTTTGTGGGATTATTTTAATGAAGGAGTCCATGACCGATGAGTTTACTGATCAAGCTTTAGATATTTTTTTGGAAAGTGATACACTTCAGACAAGGATCGTAGAACCTATCAAGAGAAAGGTTTTTCCTTATTTGATATGCATCGGACTCTTTAATCTGATACTACTTATAATGTTAGCGTACGTAGCTAGGAAGATTTCGATCCATCGATAATCACCTCAACGTCTGTATTGATAGGAGTAGATTCACCTGTTCGCATAGCTCCAAGCTCTTTTTGTAATTCGAAGCGCATTTCATCTTCTGAAATGAACATATCGATAGGCTGGATATGCATGATCTCCGGTTTAAAAAATTCAGAATCATCTGGGAACTGTTTTTCGAAAGCTTGAATGATAGCATACGGGAGAGGTGGAGACTGCTCGATGAGTCTATCATATTCAGCTCTACACGATTCTATCATAGCAGAACCATCACAAGAACGTTCTTGAATAGGAAGAGAAAGCTCTAACCGAATTGTACGCGAAAGCTTACCGTATTGCAATGACGCGACTCTACATCCTTCCATCATCTCGTTAATTTTTAGAAATTGCATAATAGTGGCAATTATACCAGCTATGAGATTAAGACCACCAATCATAGCAGGCGCTGAACTTCTCATGTTTTCAGGAAAAGATGATTGCGCAAAATTGGCTGTGCCGGTAACCGTCGATAATATGATGACCGGTAAAGTAAAACGCATACTCTGCTTTTTGAATACTAAATACGCGTGGTTGTGCATATATCTATAACACGCAGACGCCTCACCCCATGTTTTCAATATCTTTTCCTGTGAAGGATGCCAAATTCGCTTTACCTTATCTTTGGACTGGGTCTTTTTCTTTTCTTTGTCCATACTAATAGAGATGAATATTATATTTTTCGTTCACGTCCTTCTGTTTCTCACGATGATAGTGATACCTTTCGTTGGAGATGAAGTGACTCTATCTCTTTACTCACTCATCATACCTTTCCTCTTTTTTCATTGGGCGACAAACGACGATACGTGCGCACTTACAGAGATTGAAATGAAACTCACAGGGAACAAAAAAGAAGATACGTTTTTTGGGAGATTAATTGGACCCATATATAAACTTGACAATACTACATCCGGTCTTATTCCTAAATTTTTGTTTCTGGCATTATGGTTATTCGTTCAACATAAATTGAAAAGAATACCATACGCAGAACGGGTCGACCTTTCCGGAATCTTTTCTAAGTTATATAAATGAAGAAAGGAAAGTCGAATACCACCGGTTTACTTATAATGCTCGTACTTGTCGTAACAATCTTTTATCTCATCACAAAGTTACAAGATCCCAAGGTCATTAAAGTACCCGTCCATACACCTATGATACCCCCGCGACGTCCTATCGCGAGTGTGCGTCGCGCACCTGAATATAGAGATCCCCCTATTAAGATGTACAAACCCGGAAACGTTCAACAGATGGGCGTTCTTCTAGGTGAAAACGAAGAGACGCTTCCATTGTATGGTAAAGAAGTGCGAGGACGTAGAGATCAATATCATTATTACACATCAACTCCCGGGGATCAGATATACTCTGTGCCGGTAACGATCGGGGAAAGAGATTGTATGGATGATCTGGGATGTAAAGAGATATACGGCAACGAATCCGTTAATGTATTAGGCAAGGCAGCATCGTATCAGGCTAAACTTTATAGAACCGATCACTTTTTTTAATCTCGGTATATAGAAATGGCTGACGTAAGAACAAAAGCTCGTGGAAAGGGTATTCGTTTAACTCGAGACAACCAAGGTAAACGCGTAAAAAAGACGAACGAGGCTTTACGAAAGGAGATTAACTTACGCAATTTAGCTGCAATGAAAAATCGCGTAACTCAAGCTGCCGCTACTATGCGCACGTGTAGACAACTCGTTAAGAATAGGTGTACATGCGCTACAAAAAAATCAAGTCCTATGATGAGACGGGCTCCACCTCCCCCCCCTCCACCTATGAGGCGTCCTATTATGGCGCGCGCGGTAGCACGTGGTCCCGCAATGCCCCCGAATCTTATATCACAACTTAAGAAGAACCTGAACCGCCGTGGTCTTAGACAAATCGCAAACCGAAACGCGAGGACATCAGTCGCTTAGCTCCAGGCATACTAGGTTTTGACCACAGTAACCATCTAGACCAAAATCCAGCAGTTTTTAAACCGGATTTAGTCCATGTTTCACCCATACGTCCATGCCGTGCGAGATATCTCTTCATACGCGATGGATCCTTGTGAATAGTGTAATCCGAGTACCCCGCGCCACCGAAATCCACGCGCGAACCATCCTCGAAAGTGGCTCTGTATTTTTTTTCAGGATTTGGACTCTTTCTGAGTGTTACCTTCATTACTATGAGCGAAGAAAATTTTGAGATTTCTTTTCGTGTATATATTAAATGTCGGTATACATCTGGATATCGATCATACTTTGGATATTGTTTATATTAGGTGGTCATGCCTTACGCGATCCACCTGACAAATATGATTATCCGTCTATACCCATAGAGAAGATGGACATATACACAACACCTGTAGATGTCAGGAAAGAATGGGCGCGTCAGGAAGAGTCGAAACCAAAGAAACCGGAATACACTTTCAGCCCAGATTCACAAAACCACTTCGCAACTTTTTAATATAACATGATAATAATATGCAAACAGTTATACTGGGTGTGGGTTTATTGGGACTTACTTTAATAGGTACGTTTAATTCGAGTAAAGATTTAAATCGCGTCCCCTCTATACCTCTCATAGCCGGCGAAACGAGTTGGGAATACGATTCTGAAGACGATCCCAATGAAGATATCATAAAACGCGCGCTACAACATAGACAAGACCACCCCACATTGATTAGTGGACCGAGTTTATATTTCCCACTTACAGATATTAAAAAAGATAAATCATTGCGTATAAAATTTATAAACTTATTGGATAAACGTGTGAAATTTACGATACACACGGTCTCGTGGTCAAGATGGTTTTTGAGTACGTTTAAGTGTATGATACCCACTCCAGTTGGTAGCATAGGTATCGAAGGTGATCTAGAGAGAGATACGCTAAAAGACAACGAAGTTAGATTGGCGCCAATCACGAAACTGAAGCGACGCTTACCGGATATTTGTGAGTTTTCTATACCCAGTAAAAGGGTTTACGTTTCAATGTACGTCGATGGAATGCCCGTGTTCGTAGATCGCAAAATGAAAACATACGATACGTTTATCTGTAGATCGCACACGGGAGACCGTGTATAAAGAATAGACATCATATTAAACTATGGATCAAGAAATTACAGACCTCATTAACCACCTTCACGATCTTCGTGAAGAATGGCACGAAATTGAAGACGAACACAGACTAGTTTTGAATGATACCATACAGGTTTCACGAGAGGCACAGGCTTTAAAGGTCATGCTAGGCATTTCGTGGGTCATACATGGTGTATTCGCGTGGATTTTCATGGACACAACATCGGGAGAAACTCTCACCATCGAACCCATGCAGTTTAATCATACATAAAGAACATCTACTAAATAAATACAAATGAGTAAGAAACAAGAGATTACATTCATGTCGGTACCATACAACGAACGTGTGAAAATTTATAACGAACGGAAAAAATGTGCAACTGAAAAGGCTATGAATAGTGAAAAGATTCATTATAAATCTACTAGCGACCCCGAGAGGTTCAAAGAGTATCTCGAGAAGCGACTCGAATTATGGGACTCTCTTAAATCGAACGTGATCGAAAACGGACGATTTAAGAAAGGGTTTACCAGCAGGTACCACGAGAAGATGTACGACAAGACCAATGAGATCATACAGAATCTAACCTGTTAAGCTCGTCGTCTTGGTACGACATATCTTTACTTTTCCTTCTGTTTATATTTGAAAAAGCTCCTAACCATCTATTAACAGCTCGTTTTGAAGCGATAACAGAATTTGTTTCATCGTTCACAACGATACTGAGTCCATTGCACACATCTGGTTTATTGGGTTTATTGGGAAACTGAACTTGAAATGCCTGTATAGAAACTGCGGGGATGTCGGGGGCTTCATCTAATAAACGATCATAATCTTCCCTACACTTCATCATGAATTCGACCACATTTACCCTATGCTTTATATCTAATGACAGTTCCATATCAATATTTCTATAGAATTTGGACCATTGTATACACATAGCAGAGTGCCCTTCTGAAAGACTTAAACTCTGACTAAATTTGGATATACTCGTCATAATCCCCCCTAGCACATTTAGGAAAGCGAAAAAATATTGGATGACCATAATACGCACTCTAGTATCATTACTAGTATTAGCGTTACCACTTGGATTTAATACCGCAAAGCCACCGACGCCCGTTATCGAGGCAATTATTATCGACGGATAAGCCAAATAGTCATTTTGCTTCTTATAAAATAGACGGGAGTGGTTATGGAGCCACCTATACCCGGCGGCCTTCTCCGCCCAGCGTATTAGTAATTTTTCTTGTTTTTCACACCATAAACAGTTTACCTGTTCATCTAGTGAAATTTTATCAGACATGGCCTGTGCTTATGTTATGTTCAGATTATTCTGAAATTCTTGGGCAGTTGAACGCGCCAATTTATCTACAAGTTCATTTTGCACATTTCCATTATGGGCTTTTATCCATCGCCATTCTACAATTTTTATAGACTGAACAAGTGTATCGAGAGTTTTCCATAGTTCTTTATTTTTTACCGCGGACCCAGATGCAGTGCGCCATCCGTTACGCTTCCAATTTTTTATCCACGAAGTGATTCCATTTTTCGTATAATTGCTATCCGTAAAAATACATACTTCGTTAATACCACACTTTTTAATGTGTTCCAACCCTCTTATTATCGCTGTCATTTCCATAATATTATTAGTAGTTTCTCGAGATCCACCGGTTAGTTTAAAATCTCGCGAAATGACGCCCCACCCCCCGGGTCCCGGGTTTCCGAGGCAGCTACCATCCGTGTAAATCTCCAACATATTCTTACTTATCGTTTATCTTTTATATTGTTAGGAGTGGAAGGATATTCCGAAGCTCGTTTTGGTGTTTTGCATATCGTATCTCCACAGTGATCTCTATTTTGATACACAGAATTTATGGATGCCGACATCTCACTACAATTTTTAAGTGACCACCGGCCGAGCACAGGTTTTTCCACTTTTAACAACATGTCAATCAATTTCTTAATCATACTTTAAAAACGTGTTTATCTTTTATACTTCAATAAGTGTATGCTGTCCAAAAAAGTTGCGCTGTGCCATAATAAATGACATCGAAGTTTTCTGTTGATGTATAAAGTCGTATTGAATAACGGCCGCCTGTACAGCTGGACACGGCACACCCGCGGTCATACAATGTAACACAAAAATTCGCGCATCTAGAATATGTTTATCCATAATATCGTATAGGTCTTCCGCGATAAGAGGGCATTCGATGATGGTACCACTGGACCACGCATTAACCACGCTCTGTTTATGAGTATTACGCGTTTTCATGAGATCAAACCCCTCTAAAAGAGAAGCAGCGAATGTAAATCGTAGTGTATTCATTCCACAAATGGGTGCAAACACAGAAGTCGAGTGTTGCTTGGTTTGAATAGACTTTATGTATCTACTCGTAATTCTAGTATTAACAGCTGAATTAATAACAGGTGTAGGAATTTCATATTCTAAACCAGCTCGAGAACACCATAACCCAGTATTATTCATTTCTGCGACATCAGAAATCTTATCCATCTCGTATTGCTCGAGTACTTTCAAAGCTGATCGCACAATATACCCATCCATATCTGTACCGATAGCCCTTTCTAGACTAGCTTTCATACGTGTATCGTCATGGCCGCAATAGGAATATAAATCTGCTACAGCCTGTAACATTCCATATTCCACCCCGTTATGAACCATATTCGTAAAATGTCCAACACCGAAATCTTCTCCCATATACGTGTGTCTGTTAGATATCTTTTCAAGGATAGGCTTAGTCATCTCGTATGCATGCTTAGTTCCACCTATCATAAAAGCTGGACCTTCGCGAGCACCGGCTGGACCACCGGAAAGTCCGGTCCCTAAATAATTTACCATTCGAACCTTGCATTTAGACCCACGGGTTCTGGAGACCCTGTAGAATTCGTTTGAACAGTCTATGATTGTATCATTAGGTCTCAAATGTTTCAGTAGAATTTTAACAGTATCATCCGTTGCATCCCCGTAAGGAAGAGCTGTAAAGATAACACGCGGCCATTTCATAGCATCGACCATTTCACTGATGGACTCATGTCCAAACACGTTCTCAGATTGTTCTTCCAATGCGATAACCTTAGAGTGCGTCTTGTTATACACGTGCAATTTCTGCTTCTCTTGAATGTTAAGTGCGAGATTTTTTCCGATAGAACCCAATCCGATTACACCCAAAGAACTTGTCATTATGTTATATTATAGGTCTATTTATTTAAGTTGTTTAAATCTAGATCTATCATATAACATAAATACAGTTTGTACACGTGCGGGATGACGAGAATGCTTCTTGTACGTCCGACCGGTCGGACACCTTACGAAATTTGGAACAAAAAAAAGCGTTACAAAAAGTCGGGGGAGTCAAAAATGTATTGAACCTTCATTTTTAAAAAAATGTGTATGAACAATTTTTAAAAGTGAATTATTAATATTTATGAAATACTTCGTATGAGTATTTAGTTAGAGAAGGCAAGACCGCCCATACCCGATTGGATGCGGAGGACGTTGTAGTTCACGGCGAACATGTTAAGGTTCGTCGCGGTGGTGCCAGCCTTGGTCTTGATAGCGACCTGAGCGTTATCTATTCGCGAAAAATTGCAGGTACCGGTCGGTTGATGCTCCTCGGGTTTAAGGGCGAATGAATATGCGTACACACCGGGCACGGGGGAACCGGAGTGGTGCTGGAAGGGCTGCACGGAATTGAAGTACTTGCCATCCTGCTCCTTAAAACGGTCCTGGCCGTTGAGAACAAGCTTGAAGGTCTCGATGGGACCGGCGGCCTCCTCAGTCCAGGCGGCGACAGCCTGGGTGACCTTAAGCTGGGGGGCACCCGAAAGGGAGGTGGGCACGACGGACGACAGACCAGCCGCGAGCTGGGCACCAGCGTCGGTGGTAACAGCCTGGGTGGTGGAGGTGAAGTTCCAAAGGTTGGCGCGAGACACGGAACCCTGGTCGGCGCAGAAAACGAGTTCCTTGACCGGGTGGTTGTAAGAGAGGCGAATCTGCTTCGTGGAACCAGCGGCGGCCATAGCGTCGGAGCCAGTGTGCTGAACCTGCTCAATGAGGTACTCATGACCCTTCTGCGCAAATCGCCTACGCTCCTCAGTGTCGAGGTAAATGTAATTAGCCCAGACCTTGAAGGTGCTGTTATCAGTATACAGTGAGAACTCGGAAGATAAATCGAAATCCATTCTGACCTCATGGTACTGCAGGGCAATTAGTGGGAGGGCGAGTCCGGGATTGCGGTTAAAGAAGAAAATAAGAGGAAGGTACATCTTACCATCGTCAACCGCGGGGGAAGTCATCTTACCCCAAGTGGCCTTCTTGGACTCGTCCAGGTAAAGCTCGGAGTAAAGCCTCCACCAGCGCTGGTAGTGCTTGTCAATACGCTGTCCGCCCACGGAAAGCTCGACGTCCTTGATCGCACGCTCAGCGGCCCAGCAGTCGTCGTCGACATCACCAGCAGTCAAGACGACGGCGGCCTTAGCCTTAAGCTCGACATACATGTCGGAGACGAGGTCACCGTTGCGAGCAATGGTGACGGAAACGCGACCGGAGTTGGAAGCGGTACCGTTAACGGTCTGCTCGATGTTCTCCATAGCGAAGTTAGTGTGGCGCTTGTAAACCGCCTGGAAAAACGTAACCTTGGGGTTACCAGTCAGATAGACGTCCTGGGCGCCGTATGCCACGAGTTGCATTAAACCACCCGCCATTTTGTATGTTGTTGTACTATACACAGAGAAAATAATTTCAGGTAAAGTGCGAAATTTCGCACGTGATTTTTCCTCAACCTACCATAAATGTCTACACAGCCTGAGACTATCGAAACCGAAACCGAGACCGAATCTGAATCCGAATCTGAAATTTTACCCGACCAGGAGGTCGACCTCACCGAGTACGATCCTGAGGATTTTCCTGATGATGATGATTTTTCGCCCATGGAAAACTTACTTGGTCAAACTCTTACCACCCCCGAGGGTGACACCGTGTGCACTGCTCTAGTATACATTGGACAGCAGATGGAAATTCAGAATAAAATTTTTATCAAACTCCTCGGCATTCTTCAGAAGAAAAATGAGGCTTAGAAAAATGAATCCTAATATTATAAATGCAGGGGTCCGGTGAGACAATGCACGTCATAGACGACACATACAATCTTCATGATCATAATAGCACTTTCTGGACTGAGAATATTATGAAAATGGACATAGATCAGCTCATGAAAGTAATCATCCAGCCCTCTGAAAAAAAGCTGAAAATTAACGACAAGCTCAGTGCATCAGAGTCTCTTAACATAGGGTTTGACCTATTTTTCGACCCTTCCCAACCAAGGGAAAAAGGTCTACCCATACAAATTGATATCGGTGAAGTTGAACGCACTCGTACATTCATGATAGATCGTTTATGCGAAGCGTATCACCGCTCATGTGCCCTGGAAAAAGATAATGAATGTGACTTCGATGACGACGAAATCAAAGAAGTTACACTGGCTACTCGTATTAACAGGATGATCGACCGCATTCAAGATGCATGGAGGGTAACATTCAGTGTATATCGTATACACGATTTCTCGAATAACCCCAACGCCGTACCCGTGGATCCGGAATCTGACCCATCTATTTACAGGGCATCTACGATTAAGGATGTTCAGGATTTGAAACCTTTTCAACAGGCTATGTTACAGTTATTGAAGGATTTATATGATAGTCAGATCAAGAGATACAAAGAGCAGTGTTGTAGGGAGATTAAAACAAAAGATGGGGCGAGTACCCGGGCATGGGAAGTATTTGAAAGTATTCAAGATTACGTATATTCAGTCGGTAAAAAGGAACAATGGTATGAACTATGGAAAAATATGACTATGAGTCCTTCTACCCACAGCGATCTTATTCGCCATCTTTCTAAGACGAGAGATATGCAATTTCCTGAAATTAAGAAGCATCGACAGGTATGGTCTTTCACGAATGGTATTTTCATCGGCAAGGAGCTTGTACCTGACAAGTCTACAGAAGAAGACAAACATTACCGGGCTATTTTCTACCCGTATACGTCAAAGGAGTTTAAGACACTCGATCGGACTATCGTCAGCTGCAAATACTTCAATCGGGAATTCAACAACTATAACGATACCGACTGGAGGAATATCCCTACACCCAATTTCGATAAGATCCTAAAGTACCAAAAGTTCGAAAAGGAGGTAATCGAATGGATCTATGTTCTTTGTGGGCGCCTGTGTTATGACGTAAATGAGATCGATAAATGGCAATGCATCCCCTTCCTAAAGGGGGTCGCGCAGTCCGGTAAATCGACTATTATTACGAAAGTATGTCGCAAATTTTATACAACAGATGATGTGCGAACACTTTCGAATAACGTGGAAAGAAAGTTTGGTCTGTCTTCTATTTACGATTCCTATATGTTTATTGCACCGGAGATCAAGGGTGATTTAGCACTTGAACAGGCAGAGTTTCAGTCTGTAGTGTCCGGTGAAGATGTTTCGATTGCAGTGAAACACGAGAAGGCTAAAACTTTCGTGTGGAAATCTCCGGGTATTCTGGGTGGTAACGAGATTCCCGGGTGGAGAGACAACTCTGGTAGCGTTTTGCGACGTTTGATTACAGTTGACTTTAGGAAGAAAGTTAAGGAAGCGGATCCGACCCTGGAAGATAGGCTCGAAGAGGAACTTCCAAACATTCTGCAAAAGTGTGTGAGGGCGTATCTCGAGAAGGCACAGGCGCATAAAAACGATGCCATTTGGAACATTCTTCCACCCTACTTCGAAAAGGTCAAAACACAGGTTGCAGCGGCAGTCAGTCCTCTACTGAGTTTCATGGAATCTTCGCACATTGAGTATGGTGAAGATAAGAAGTGCCCCCTATCTTTCTTCAAGGACGAGTTTGCCGCTTTCTGTATGAAAGAGGGTAAGTCGCGAACGATCAATTCTGATATATGGGCGGGTCCATTTGGTGAGCGTTGTATCGGTGTGGAAAAGCTGAAGGAAGATGAAAATACATTGTATACGAGATGCGGTATAACTCAACACCAACCTAAGACGGGTACAGAGCATAGGAACTCTATGTGGGTTATTGGTCTCGATGTCGTAAACGTAACCCCCCAAGAAGTGGCGCCGCAACAACAGGTATACGTTGAGACATCTATTTCGACACAGACGATGGTTGATACAGATGGACAAGAGTTAGACGATTAAAATATTTACTTAATATATGGGTTTATTCAACGAATTTGAAAAAAATAATGTTTCACCAACTACATCCCAAAATTTGATACGACAGGCCCCGTATCTCACGAACCGCGAAAAAAATAGTCTAAGGGTCAACGCTACCAGACTCAAACAAAACAATATACAAACGAGAATAAATAGAATGGTTGGTAATAAACTGAAGGCCGCCAACCTTTCAAAAATGAAAATGTCACCTCTTCAAATGGGTGTCTTTAACGGTATGGTCAACTTAGATGCTAAGAAGGGTAACTATAACGTAAACGTCGCGGAAATTCTGTATAAGAAACCAATTAAAAGACGCCCCATCACACCTGGGTCTAATTTCGAAATCGAGATAAGCGCGATTAAACTGTTATACGGGCGTATGCAAATAGGAGCTAAGCATACGTCTACAGTCGTACCGAATAAAAATGCGAAAAACAGGCATCGATACTTCGTAGCTCAAATCGACGGTTTCGTGTATGAAGGAGGTAAGAAGCAAAAACTATTGATTAAAATTTACACGAACGGTAAGATGCAAATTGCGGGTGGTATCATCAATAACAACTCGAGGCAACCAGAGATGATTCGCAAATTCATAGTGGATAACTATGCGTCGAAGTATAAGTTTTTATACAACCCTATTCGCTACTCTACACTTGTAGGTACGTTTCAAACACAGGGTGTTATTAACTTAACCATGGTTGCACAGGCTTTCGCCAAGTCTCGCAATATAGGTTACGAACCCGAGCTTCGCCCCGCTTTAAAGATGACGTATTATGGAAATAATTTTCAGCTTTTTAGATCTGGTAAAATACAGATTATGGGTGCTAAGACCGTTAAAGCCTTACACGATGCATACAATCCCATAGGATACGACTTAGTAAAGACTATGTGGGTTATGGGTATGATGAATGAATCTACGAACACGGATAAGAAGAAGGTAGCTGTTCGCAAGTCCACGCGCAGTCCGACTTCCTCTCTCCCCGTCACATCGAACGCTAAGAATACCAATATCACATACTTCAATAAATCGAATTCGAAGAATGGTAAAAATGGTATACGGGTGGGTCCACGTAAATGTCTGACTGTCGCCCGACCAAAGCTGGTCGCAGTCGCGGAAAAGATGGGTATTGTTGACATCACGAGTAAGACGACAAAACCCGCCATTTGCGAGAAGATCAAGAATCGTGCGTTTGGTACCTTTAAAGTTGGTAATAAACCGTGCCGTGCACACAAGAAGGAGGAACTCGTGCAAATAGCCATCGCTCGAGGTGTCAGTGTGATTGACGGCGATACCGTGGACACGTTATGTAAAAAGCTCCAAATTCCTAGACCCGTAGCCCCTAAGAGAAAGGGTAGAAAGCCTAAAGAGATAGAACCTGCTAAAAGAACGGCGAATATCGCAAAAAAGATGGATAAGCGTCGTCTAACGAATAAAGCTATCAAGGATGATATCAGGGAATTATACGGTAAGCGATGGATAAAGAAGTATAAGAATGTTATGCCTTCTTTAAATTCGGATGTCGCGGATATGAAAAAGGTGATCAACGCCCTCAATCTCAAAAAGAATAAGAAGAATGGATTACATTTTAAAACCAATGTTAATAAGGTTAAACGTGATACGGTGCGTACATGGAAGTTTCAGCGTACGAAACAGTTGAATAATAAGTTAAACAATCTTAACAATAACTTCGCCAAGGAACTTGAAAACACGATGAACGTGGCCACACCACCTCCGAAGAAAAAGAATTCCCCACGCTTCCCCAAGGGTACGGTGGTAGAACAATTATAAAGAATAGTCGCTATATAGATACATGAATGATAGTAGACAACTCTTTGTTGATCACGTCAGTACGGTATATAGACATAGTGAGTTTCGCGTAGACGAAGAACATCCTCGTTGGGATAAACGTATACGCGAAACACTCCTCGACAGTGTTTTTTATACTATTTGCGCGTATATACGCAAAGAACGCGACTCAGACAATGAATGGGGAATGGGCAAACTAGAGCGAGAGTTTTTATGTTCATGGGAATTTGTGGAGGCGACCGATGAACATAGTTGGATAGATGAAAATAGAGAAAGATTGGATGACACGTGGCTAGTTGTCTACATGTTTGACAATATTACTCGAATGACACCTGGACCGCATCGGCGCGCGTTATTGTATATGCTTAACATCTTATATTTTGAATTATAACTTTATGTGGTTCGGCTATTTGTTTTAAGAGTGCTACGTGGTACTCGAAAACATATGGTTTAAACTTTTCTTTGATTTCATCGGATAAAGCATACCCCTGGTTTCTCCGCGAAACACCTGTACACACGGTCATCCGAACCAATCGCATAAATTGATCTTCTAACATGATAAACTCCTTCAATTGGTCGGGGTGCACACCATCGTATTTCATTTTTTCGTATGTACGCTTCGACGCGCCTGCGGAAACATGAAAAAACCCGGTTTTATATCCGAGCACACCAACCTCCTCCCCTTGATTTTGACTCGCATTGTGTAATATGATGAATAATACAACAAGAAACAGGAATGTTATCATCTGTTAGTACTCAACATATTAAATACGTCATTAATCTTGTGAATAACTTTAAATAGGTCATCTTTCGTTTTACACGAAGTGGCGTCAATAGCTTCGAACTCCATTTGATACGACATCGGATCTTCTGAGTCCATGTCGTGACTATCACCGGTTACGATCGTCATATCAATCGACACATTCTTACGAATGAAAGATACACGTTTCTTAGTTTTCTTTTTATCCATATCACGCTCAGTATCTTCGGGAAGTGGGATCTCTTTTGAGACGCTGAAACGAATATCAAAGGGTACGTTTCCCAAGTGCTTTAGATCATGATTCTTGATTCGATTTTTTTGGACGATAACCTCATCACCCGTGGCCGAGTCAACGGAAATGCGTACACCATCACTACTGCGATAGAATACTTCTTCCTCGGATGCGATGATACGATCCCAACCAGTATATTTAGAAAGTCCATGCATAATGTAATCGTGCATAGGCTTACCAATATTCGTGTCGAACATGGTACCGTTGAACTTTCCGAGACGGAATTCTAACTCGATATATTCTTCATCTTTGTATTGGTTAACAAGAGGAAAAACAGTGTCGGTGAGGGAATGAACGTTCATCTTTACAGTATTATTTTGTCTGAAATCTTTAAATTACTTAGGTGCGATTAATCAAGCTCTTCAATTTCCGGTCCAGTGTCTGCTTTGGGTTCGGGTTCGGATTTTTGCTTGGAAAAAATGGGGTCAACGAATTCTCTAAACTCTGTCTGCATGTGCTCAATTTCGTCCAGTTCTGCGGATCTATTGTTATCTATCCATGAAATAGTTTCAGTTACCTTATCTTCTACGAGTTTTTTGTCGTCTTCGCTTAATTGTTCGGTCGAACCCTTTACACCAAATACGTTCGCTTCGAATGCGTTAATAACTTCCACCTTCTTACGATACGTATCATCTTCCTCCTTGTATTTTTCTGCGTCGTTTACCATACGCTCGATATCATCCTTCGAGAGACGTCCCTTGTCGTTCGTGATAACAATCTTTTCAGACTTTCCAGACGCTTTATCTTCGGCACTCACGTTAAGAATACCGTTCGCATCAATGTCAAACGTCACAGCAATTTGTGGGATTCCTCGGGGTGCGGGAGTAATACCATTCAAATCAAACTTTCCTAACAGGTGGTTATCAACCGCGCGCGCTCGTTCGCCTTCGTATACCTGAACATGGACCGACGGTTGGTTATCGGAATAGGTAGAGAACACCTGTTCCTTCTTGGTAGGAATCGTGGTGTTTCTGTCTACGAGGTTAGTCATCACTCCTCCGGCAGTTTCGATACCCATGGAAACAGGGGTTACATCGAGAAGTAATAGGTCCTGTACGGCGCTATCGTCTACACCCGAAAGAATGGCTGCCTGCACAGCCGCTCCGTATGCGACGGCTTCGTCGGGATTAATAGACTTATTGAGTTCCTTACCATTAAAATGCTCGGACAACATTTGTTGAATCTTAGGAATGCGTGTGGATCCACCGACGAGAACAATCTCTTGAACCATAGACTTATCCATCTTCGCATCCTTGATGACTCTCTCAACTGGTTCCATACACTTTCTGAATAAGTCTGCGTTTAGTTCCTCAAAACGTGCGCGTGTAATAGACGTGTAAAAATCGACACCCTCATACAGTGAATCGATCTCGACCGCAGATTGAGTAGTAGAAGAAAGCGTTCTCTTCGCGCGCTCGCACGCAGTTCTCAAACGACGCAGGGCTCTGGGATTATCAGAAATATCCTTCTTATGCTTGCGCTTGAATTCTTGAGACAAATGCTGGAGAAGACGTGCATCAAAGTCTTCACCTCCTAGATGGGTATCTCCCGCAGTGGCCTTTACTTCAAAAATACCTCCTTCGATGTTAAGAAGGGAAACGTCGAACGTGCCTCCACCCAGATCAAAAATCAACACGTTCTTATCTTCGTCCTTGTGTTTATCGAGACCATACGCGATAGCTGCGGCAGTTGGTTCGTTAATTATACGAAGACAATTCAACCCCGCAATAGCTGCGGCGTCTTTTGTAGCCTGACGTTGAGAATCATTGAAATATGCCGGTACAGTGACGACTGCATCCTTGATATCGGTACCGATATACATCTCAGCGATCTCTTTCATTTTGGTAAGCACCATAGACGAAATCTCTTCCGGTTCAAATCGTTTCGTTTCTCCTTTAAAATCAACCTCGATGGAAGGCTTATCAGCCACCCCGGGAACCACCTTGAAAGACCAACCCCTGATATCTTCTTGAACTTTTGGGTCCGAGAATTTACGCCCAATAAGACGCTTCGCATCAAAAACGGTATTCTTTGGGTTCATAGCCGTTTGATTTTTTGCAGCATCCCCTATGAGGCGTTCAGAATCGGTGAACGCCACGTACGAGGGGGTCGTTCTATTTCCCTGATCATTTGCGATAATTTCAACTCTATCATTTTGCCAAACACCGACGCACGAATAAGTAGTTCCAAGATCAATACCAATAGCTTTAGACATTTTGTAATATTAGTACGTGTCAAATCTCTAATTAAAGTTTTCTTTCGAAATAAAAATATGAGAGGTCTCATAAATGAGGGAACTTCGTGTTATTTTAATACCGCTATACAATGCTTATTTAACCTTCCACAGGTCTCGAACCACTTCTTAAGAAATTCCTACAAGGGCGAAGGAACGTGTATGTTCACGACTCTTTTTCAGCTCAACGTTCAGAAATATTGGTCAAATGATAAAACTCCACTGAATTTAGATTTACTTTTATTCGCGTTTCAAAGGAAATTTCCCCGGTTTAAAACCGATGAACAACACGACGTTCAAGAAGCTATATTATGTATAATAGACATACTCGAACAGCATCAACCTATCGTAAAAGAATGGTTCTACGGTAAAAAGGTACAAGAAACGATTTGGCCTACGGGGAAATCGTTGAATGAAGAGGACTTTAGCATTCATTTAATGACTTCTAGAGGATCGGATATAGGAAAGATGCTTCAAGAGAGTGCGAGTTGGAACGTTTTGGAAGATTTTATCGACAGTGAAGGTGTTAAACATAACGCAGCTTCGACGCGGATGATGTTTTCAAAGTTACCACCGGTATTCATGTTATCATTCGACGTAAAAAATCATATTAAAATTATACACGAACTAATTCTCGACAATCACACCTATAAATTGACTGCATGTGCGATGCACGTGGGCCATCAACACGACGGACATTATGTAAGCTTTGCGAGGCAGCGAAATCGATGGTTTTTTCTGAACGACGAATTCGTCCAAGAACAACAGCCACCCGATATGGGAAGTTATTACTTTATGGTTTACAGTCTAGAAAATCGGCCATAGAGATATCTTCTCGAATGTTCACGAGAGTCCTGTAAAACGTCCGCCGACTGTTGGGGAACGTTTTGTCATGGCGCGGCATGATCGGTTTCCACCACATAGGAGAATCCTGAAACATATATTGACACTCGATGATGGCATCCTCTTTCATAAATTCTCGAGCTTTAGAAGGAACCCAATCATCACGAATCTCCGACTCAAACATCAACTTACCCCTTTCTTGTACGTATAATCTCCATACATTATCCTTTCTCTTTAGTTGGAAGTCGATCGTGTTCTTATCTCGAGGCTTCCACTTAAACATGGTTTCGTGTGTACCAGTTTTTACAGTATCATTGATCGGTGTGAAAATAAGACCATCTATTTCTTCTTGCACCGTGGGTAGGTATTTATCCATGAAGTCTTGATAATCAGACATTAAATGAAACGTCTTCAGTGCAATTTTTACCGGGTCGTATTTGAGAGTCATGAGCATCTTTTTAAATTTTTCTAGGTGATCGAGTCGAGTAAGAAAACCCTGGTCACCTATCATTTTCCCACAAATCATGAGCATATCATACATCATGAATGTATCCCCGTACATCTCACCTTCGACAATTGTGCCTTCATAGACAGGTTTTCGAAAGTTTAGTGGACAATCGAACATCTCCAAGGCGCGATTTACAAAAATCGTCTTTTTTTTATAGTCGAATGTAAATGCGAGCATCATGAAACGAACCCCATCTGTCTTCTCACATACAACGTATGGATTGGATCGTAAGATGTCGAAGTGGCGATATTCGATGGAGATTGGCTGACTACCTGGGAAGATACCTTTACCCTTCGTACCCCAGTAATGCTCCATGAAATCGAGCGTGTATTTGTAAAGGGGATCTTCACGCTTTACAGATAAACGTTGCATTATACGTATGTTTTTGGTTTAATCTTTAATTAGCTTTAACACCGGCTGAGTTGACGATGTTTCCGATACACTCGTGAGGGTATGTAAAAGTGAGACGGGCGCCGGTGAACGCGACAACTTTGACTCCGTTTTCCTTAAAATTTTCAAACATCGTAGCCGACTTAGGACTAATTTTTAACTTTCCAGTTCGACGACATTTGATATATTTGAGAGTGGGTTTACATATCATAAACCAAGCTCGCGCAGAGCTTGTCTTCACCGTGTACACATTTTCCGAAATCATCTTCCCGATTTCGGTATCGAAATTAAGGGCCATTTGGTGTGTGGGTTCCGGTGACTTGCGAGTTATCTTATCTTTGAACATATCCCAATTAACACCTTCAATCACACCCGGAAACACCATAACATGGTAATCGTCCCGCTTACTGACAACGTGTGAAATAGACTCATCGTCTACTTGAATACCAAAGTCGATAAAAAGGATACGATCGGTATCCTTGACGTATTGCTGAATAGCGTCAGCTTTTGTATACGGATCATCGTTAACGAATACGATCTGATTTTGTATGTTATTTTGTATACACTGAATATTCATACGAAGAATCGTATGAAGCGTCTTCACATGACACGAACCACTTCGCGTGACGATGACAGTAGTAACCTTCATTGGGTATATTGAGATCTTAAGCCTTAAGCCTATCATTTAAGCACCCAGAAAATGGTAAATTACCCACGTGTCCTAATGTGGTATTGCAATCCGCGTATATTTTACCTCCCATCTGCTGCCATCTTCGACAAAAGGCGTAATCTTCGGATAAATATCGCCTACTATCGGGGTCGATCATGCAATCAAAAATCGCACAGTATTCATCAAAATCTCGATTTTGGTGATCGTTCTTGCAGTTCAGTTCCGGGTAATGTTCGTGCATCTTGGTCAGGGCTTCCCGGGAAATCATCATGAAACCCGTAGGTCCATCCAAGACTTCGACGAAACCGTTAACGACCGATCGCTTCGTAGCGCCTATATTTGCCACGAGACTTGACGATATAAGTGCCATGTTGCGTTCGTCACCGTTCTCTACAGCTTCTCGAGCCTGGTCCCACATGACGACCTTCTTCGGGTATACGGCAACAGATACTTCGTGACCTGATCTTAACAGGCGCAGCACAGAGTTTGCGTCAAACTCAACATCCGCGTCGATAAACATGAAAAAGTCTGCATCTGTTTTCTGCATGAATCTACCTATAGACACATTCCTTGCCCGATGCACCAGGCTTTCGTTTTCGGTCGTGTCAAGCATTAATTGTACACCTTCGCGCATCAAGAGCATCTGAAGATTAACGATGCTCTTCATGTACTTTTCGAGGCATAAACCCCCATAACATGGAGTACTGAGAAAGAGTTTAACCATACTAGTTTCTATTACAAATTATTCCTCTAAGTGTCGTTTTGTGATGGTAACGATTTTATTAAGTGTAGGAACAGACACTGAACATTTTTGACATATCTCATTTTTAGTGACTCTCGCGTTAAGAACCATATAAATAACAGATGTAGCCACACTATTCGGCGATTTACTCATCAGTTCAACACAGCTCTCCAATTTATAACACATCTTGTTACACGCTAAACGCTCTTCACGTGTGACATCGAATGCGTTTAGAAGTCTGGACATGACATCGAATGGTTTGGTCACGTAATTTTTCTCCGTCTTTTCGTTGTCGATAGTCTGGGTAAAAATACTCGTCGTCCGGCTAATATCCTTGCATTGGATACCAAACATATCCGCTATATCCTTCGTAGTGCGAGGTACATTAGCAATCCTACACGCGTATAAAACGCAGTTTGCCTTGATACCAGATCGTACAGCTCCTCGAGTAAGTTTACCTTCGTTGAATTTTTTGTATAACGTCTTGGCGTCTCGTAAGATACTCTCTGGTAAATCTACACACGCTTCATCTATGTTACGATATGCATGGTAGAGAGATCTATCTCTGTGATTCATTGAGTTGTGAAATGTGATTTTAGCCATGCGCTTCTGTTGGTATGTCGAATTGTACTTTGTAGCAATAACGGTACTTTTACCCCACGAGTCGGAAAACAGTTCATGATTAGACGCGGGTACGGCACATCTCGAAGGATCGGATACGCGTCCGTCGTCTGTAACTCCACTCGTCCATTCCGCGGAATCGTCGACGTAAATTGAGTCGACTCTTCCACATTCCGTACACACCATTCCTTCCCTTGTAAGCGTTTTGTATATAGAACATTCTTTACATAATCGACTATCTATTGGCTTGATTGTTGGTTTTTGTTGTAAGCGGTCGCACTGGGACCAAATAGCAGCCAAAGTTTCTGAATCCATTATGAAAATATAAGTTGTTTTTTTATTTTAAATCGAACGCACTTAGGTCAAAAATTCACTTCATCCATTTGAAGACGGGCTTTTTCTTCTATAGCATCCACCGTTTGTTTAAACCTAGCAGATCCCGGGCTTCGAGGCTGCCATTCGTTCCATTGCCTATCGATAGTCGCGTGATCTGGGGGGAGTTCTATACTTTCTATCTCGCTATCCGACACTATAAAACTATCTGTACTAGTTATATCTTCGTCAGATTCGTTGTATATTACACTCTCTACTTCGCTATCCTGTTCTGTGGTTATTACGTACATTCTATCTACATCGTTTATACAAGTAAACACGTTACCTCCACCTGTGTGGTGTTCTAAAATACTATCTCCCCTGATCAAATTCGTTTCTTCGTCGAGAGTGTACACGGGAGCGCCTTTATATGAGAAAGAAGACTCCGAATAATATAGTATTATTAGGTAATCATCGCGGTTCTCTTCTACTACCGCATACTGTTCATCTTCTACGTCGTCAATATTCACTAAAATTTTGAGTAAATCTCCAGGCTGAATTTCTGAAAATTCAATTTCGGAAAACTGTATCATCGTTTAAAGATTTCGGACAAAAATATTGTAGGCTAATAACACACGATATGGGAGTTGAGATTTTTTCAAAGACGGATTGTAAATACTGTACTTACGCGGAAAACATGTGCAAGGACTTAAACCTAGAATACTCAAAACTACTCGTTGAGAAGGATGAACTCAAAACACTCTGCGGCCCTCGCGCTGTCACTTACCCTCAGATTAAGATTAATGGCGAGCACATCGGAGATTACTTCGCTTTTCAAGAGTATCTCGAAGAAGCTGAACCTATGCTCTTACCTACTATGAACAGGTTCACCGTGTTTCCCATAGAACACGATAACCTATGGGCCCTATATAAAAAGGCCCAAATGTCCAACTGGACAGCTGAGGAAGTTGACGTGAGTGCCGACGTGGAAGATTGGAAGTCCCTCACTGATAACGAGAAGCATTTTGTCAAATATATCCTTGCATTTTTCGCTGGTTCAGATGGTATCGTCTTTGAAAATATCAACAACAATTTTGCAGATGAGGTTCAACTCACCGAAGCGCGGTCATTTTACGCGTATCAGGTACACAACGAAATGGTTCACGGAGAAACATATAGTAAACTCATCGATAAGTATATTCGGGATAGCGCGGAAAAAAAGAAACTGTTCGAGGCTATCACCACTATTGATCCTATAAAACGAAAAGCAGAATGGGCTATGAAATGGTTTGATAAATCACGTCCTTTTGCCGAGCGCTTATTGGCGTTCGCGTGTGTTGAAGGTATATTCTTTTCAGGTAGCTTTTGTGCTATCTTTTGGCTTAAAAAGCGTGGGCTCATGCCTGGCCTGTGCTTTAGCAATGAGCTTATCAGTCGCGACGAGGGCCTTCATCTCGACTTTGCCATTGAATTATTCAAAATGTTACAAAATAAACCAACACAAGATACTATCCATGAGATCGTACGCGAAGCGGTTGAAATCGAGAAAGGCTTCATCATTGAAGCTCTCCCATGTAGTTTAATCGGTATGAATTCCTCCAAGATGTCTGACTATATCGAATACGTCTCAGATAGACTTTTGAAACAAGCGGGGTTCGATAAAATCTGGAATGCACAAAATCCCTTTGATTTTATGGAAAATATTTCCCTAGATGGTAAGACGAATTTTTTTGAAAAACGGGTTGGGGACTATGGAAAAATCGATGAAACGACCGATTTAGCTTTCGACGAAGAATTCTAATTAACAATGGGTCGACTGCCATCCGCGCACGAGACGTTTAATTTACCGGTTCCAAAGCTAACGGAAGCGGGTGTATCCGCCTCTTCGTTGATATCCATAGGTGAGAAAATCATACCGGTATCGTATAAACCGACGGGAGACTCAGCCATGCCTGGTAAAGGAGATTCAACCTCTGCCATGCGCGGCGGTCGCATGGGCATCATAGACGCGTCCTCCTCGTCTTCCTCCATCATGACCTCTTCTTCGGGCTCGACCTCTTCTTCGGGTTCGACCTCTTCTTCGAGCTCCTCCTCGGGCTCCTCTTCTGGAACGGGCGTCTCATCCGGGGTCATCTTAACCTCGAAACCCTCGTACTTTATGTTCATCATTCCCCAAGTGACGAACATGAACACCAGCGTGTGCAAAAGTAAGCCAGAGGAAGAGGGGCACCCGGTAGGACCGGACACCCACTTTCCAAGAATACGGCGCATAAGTCGGTACATGCTGGGATTAGCGATGATAAAAAAGGTTAAAGCCGCCATGAAAGAAATGGCGAGCTTCTTCTCCTGCTTTTTACCATCACACCCACATCCACAATCTTTAAAGAGACCCATCGTAATATTAATATATTCTGAGAAAAAAAACGGGCTTAAAGTTTGGCCCCGTATATCAAATACAACCAACCAACAATGTCGACCATGATTCAGCGTTATGAGCAATTTGATCCTTCCACCGTCGTTCTTTCCAACATGAAGAAGAACAAGAACGGTGGGAAAACCGTATACATTAACGCACAAGACAACAAGAAGCTTTACCTTCAGCTTCCTTTCATGAGATCTCCTTTCGGCCTGAGTGCTTTCACTGACGAGGCTACTAACAAGACATCTTACTCACTCGATCTTTCCTTTGATACCGATAATGAAGAAGCTATTTCTCTTATGAACAAACTGACCCAACTCGACCAGACTATCATCGAGACTGTCGCCAAGAACTCTAAGGATTGGCTCGGCAAGGCGTACAACATCGACGTCATCCGAGAGGCACTTTACAAGCCACTCGTTCGCCCTGGTAAGGATGCTTATCCTTCGACTCTCAAGCTTAAGGTCATGACCAAGCCCACTGGCGAGTTTCTCGCTGAAGCTTACGACGTTCAGCAAAAGAGTATGACGGTCGATAGTATCGAGAAGAGTCAGCGATGCATGTGTATCGTGGATTTCAATCAGATTTGGTTTATCGATAACAAGTTCGGTGTGAGCGTCCGTCTTTCCCAGGTTCTTTGTGAGAAGTCGCAGAAGCTTCCTTCCTTCGCCTTTCAGGGTGTCGCGGGTGTGTCTGGCTCGGGTAGCGAGGATGATGCTTCTGCCGACGACGAGGAGGACTGTGAGATTGATGAGTAATTAAAGCTTTGAAAACAAACAAAAATATGAAACTAGAGGATCAACTCGTCGATCGACTCAATATTGGTAAAAGTCGATACGGTCACGGTGTTCGAGTGGATTTGGATACGACGGAGTGGGGTACTCCAACTAATTCATGGGTAGAAATGGCACGTGAGGAGTTATTGGATGCAATCATTTATATCATAGCCGATTACATTCGCAATCACGAAGAACCACGTGTCATTTCTGAGCCGGACGATAACGAGCGAATCTTGGAATACGCTAATAACATAGAACATATAAAAAATCCTTTACATAAATTACAAATCCGGAATCTTACTAATTTACTACACTCTCCTCTCTTTACATGCGATCGACGAACAGTCTGATCTTGTCGTAATCATCATCACATCCGTATACGGATTCTATAAAAAACATCGTCATAGATGCCATTCTGTACGACAAGTTTGTATCAACATACTTGTGGTATATATCAGCGAGGTCAGGGGTATTGTCTTCACACCACTCAATAATATCATGATCGGTCATGTCACGACGGAGTCCCTCCTCAATAAATTCAATAATTTCATCGGTCATGTCCATTTTTTGATTTACTTTTTACGCTATTCACGTCAACTTAGGTTGAATCTTGAGACCGGGATGTTGCATCACTTTCCTATCGACCTCTTTCATCGCCTGGTTTATCTGACCCGTGTTTATCATTTTCATATATCTAATCTGGTTCTTTCCCGCCTTACCTTTTAAGCTGTTTACGACACGTTGTTTAGCCCGCTTTTTCTTTTGCTCTATAGCGAACTTTGCCTGATTTGCATACACCTTTCGCGCTCCCGCCACATTTCCTACTGCATTTTTCTTGGCTTGTGTGATTTGCGCAGCCTTGAGTAGGCTATTACCCGCCATACGCGTGGGACGAATTACTTTACGGGTTGTGATGTTCTTGAGAGAAGGTTTCGCACGTTTTAAAGTCATGTTCACACCGTTAATATTCTTGTTACCACCCGCACCGAGACGTATACCACCGTTGAATCCACCCGAGGTTTTAAATAAAGGGTTGGA